AAGGAATAAGGGTAAGAAAATCATTTTACTTTCATGCCATTACGATATTGTTGAGTGGCTACAGCCCGATTGGGTATTTGATACGGGGACTGGCGAACTAAAAAAAGAAACCAACTCGAACCGCGACCAAGTTTCGAGTTGGAAATTCGGAAGGTCAACTCCTCTTACTGGCGACATTTTAAACCGCATTACTATTTAGACCTGCCCATGCCACCCGCAGCGGAATATTTTATCGGAACTGTTAATGGTGAATTAGTGTGCCACTTAGCCGTATGCCCCTTCTTTACCGCGAACGCTTACCGCGCTACCCGTTTGGTAGTTATGCCCGAATGGCAGGGCGCAGGCGTAGGCACAAAGTTTCTCGAGTGGGTTTGCGAATATCATAAAAACGGTAATGGGCGGTGCGCTAAAAAATTGCCTACACTATTTCACACCTCGCACCCGCAGTTAATCGGGTTTTTGAAAGGCGGTAAAAGGTGGGTGCTGAAAAGCCAAATGATGTTTGGCGGCTCAAAAGCAAAAAGCCGCGCAAGTGTAAATAAAGCGCAAGTTGGGCGGGTTGACCCAATAGGAAGCGCAGGTTACGGTGGGCACTTCCGAGCCGTGCAAGGTTATAAATACATAGGCGATAAATGAAAATACACATAATAGGAAACACTGATTTACCCGCAGTCGCGCAAACAATAAACGCGGTAATAAAAAACGGCTTTGAATTATCAGCGCGTGAAAACTGCGATATCGCTATTGCGCCCTACCTGACTTATAAATTAAATGGCGAGCTAAAACTTCCAAAAATAGGAACATTAATTTTTCACCCGTCACTTTTGCCAACGCGCAGGGGCGGTGAGGCGATAAAGTCTTCATACGCGCACGGTGATAATATTACAGGCGTTACATGGTTTTGGGCTGATGAAAACTTTGACGCGGGGGATATTTGCTCGCAGGAGGCTTTTCACCTTGACAGGTCAGTTATGCCCCGCGACCATTACAACGAAAAAGTGTTACCCGCAATGGCGCGCACACTTGAAACCGCGCTATCCGAATTTAAGCTCGGTTACTTCAGACGCGTAAAACAAGTAAAAGAAAACGCTACCTTTGACAAAAAAATAGTCCGTGAAAAAATTACTGTATAAATTAAAAATCGTTCGCCCAACGCTTTACTGGATTTATTACGGTGGAACATGGGCGGACTTTTTCGGTAAAAAGAAAGTAAAATGAAAGCCGACATATACAAACAAACGGAGTTTATAAAGGACTGTTTACGCAAAGGTGAACAAAGGAAAGATATATTACAAAAATTTGCAAAAAATTACAAAGTCAAAATCAAAACGTTTGATACACGATTAAAAGAGGCAAGGATTGCAATAGAAAGCGAATTTAAGCAGATTGAGCAGGAAGCGAATAAAGGTATTGCAAAGCAGGTTGAAGCCCTTAAATCGAAGATAATGAGTTCAGTTGAACGGCAGGAGTATCTTACCCGGGTTTTGAATGGTGAAATAAAAACAAAAGTTCCTATTGTAATTGCAGGTAAAATAATGGAATATCCGGCAGAACCATCCCAGACAGATAAGCTAAAGGCATTAGCTGAATTAAACAAAATGCAAGGCGATTACGCACCGATAAGAACGGATATTAAAATTGACGGTGAACCTATCCGTATATTTAACCTCAATGCAGCCGGGAAGTAAGGACATCACCTATAATAATATTTACGGTGAAGCGTTTACCAATCAATCGCAGCTCTTAATCTTATTTGGTTCAGCTTCTTCAGGCAAGAGTTATTTCGCAGCGCAAAAGATAATACTCAGATGTTTAACAGAAGTAGGTCACCGGTTCCTGGTTATTCGCAAGGTAGGAAACACGTTAAAAGATAGCGTCTTTCAACTCTTAAAAGATGTGATAAGTGAGTTTGATGTTTACAACGAATTTGAGATTAACAAGACTGATAAAACCTTTCTCCATAAACTAACCGGCAACGAAATAATCTGCAAAGGTCTGGACGAACCTGAAAAGATAAAGTCAGTACAAGGTATTACAAGTATGTGGATTGAGGAGGCAACAGAACTAACCTTTGATGATTTCACACAGCTACTTTTAAGGGTAAGGGGCGAGAAGAAAAACTATGTTCAATACATACTTTCCTTCAATCCGATAAGTGAAAACCACTGGTTAAAAAGCAAGCTGATTGAAAATGACAGTTATGATAAGACGGTAATAAGAAGCAACTATAAACACAACTATTTTCTTTCGGATCAGGACAAACAAACACTGGAGAATTTAAAGAACACCAACCCATTATATTATGAGATTTATTGTCTTGGCAACTGGGGAATAGAAGACAAATCAGGCAAGTTCGCCTATGCTTTTGACAAAGATAAGCACGTTACAGCAGGACTGGAGTACAACAACGAAGTGGAACTATACCTTAGCTTTGACTTTAACGTGAACCCGATTAGCTGCTTGGCTGCTCAGTACATAGGTGAAACACTCTATTGTTTACGCTGTTTTAAGTTAGAAAATTCAAATATCTATGAACTCTGTGATGTAATCCGTGCTACATATCCCGGAGCGTTGCTGATCGTAACAGGTGACGCAACTGGACGGTCAACATCAGCCTTAGTAAACGACAATCTGAATTATTACAAGGTAATAAAACAGCAGTTGGAATTAACAGAAGGACAAATACAAGTTCCCTCAATAAATCCTACCTTAGTGGAGAATAGAGTGGTTTGTAACGCTGTTTTGCAAACCCGTGATATTAAGATAGATAGTCAGCATTGCTCACCGCTAATTTATGATTTAACTTACTGCGAAGTTGATGCAGATAATAAACTGATAAAAGACCGTTCAAACGAGGCAAGGAAGGTTGATGCGCTCGATTGCTGGAGATACCTTGTAACGAAACTTTACAAAAACATTTTAAGACTTCCGAAACATGATGTATCTAATCGCATTGCTGCTTAATTCGCTTTACATTGTCGGGCTTTACCAATCGTTTCAGGATGGGAATATCTTTGAAAGGTTAAATCCGTTTCCGTACCTACATAAAAATAAAAAAGAAAAAATGATGTGGATATTCAAGCCGTTAATAGGTTGCGTGGTTTGCATGGCTTCAGTTCACGGACTGCTTTTTCTCTTTGTGTTTAAAAATTATTTCACTTTAGATATTTCTATTGTTATTTTTTATATTTTTGCACTCGCAGGATTAAATCGTATTTGGGTAGTTATTGCGGACCTATGAAAGACTATGTGATAGCGAAGGGCTGGAAGTGCATAGGGACGTGTGGATGTAAAGTAAATATGTACAAATACACGAATGGAATATACCCATATTATGAAATCAGGATAGGAGTAAAAACAACGAATTTTGAAATCAGAAAACACCAACGGAACAAGTATGCGGGACAAGGTTCAGAACGTTTTGAAACGTTTTACAACCAGGAGTTCAGTCAAACCGAAGTTCGCCAATCCTAATATCCTTCACCCGATAATCTTTGCTTTCGAGAGCGGAGGTAAAAAGTATTATCAGTTTGAAGATATTATGAACCTGTGTCATGCGAGAGCGTTCAGGGCAATGGAAATTTACGAAGAAGTTCAAATGCGTTGCACCCGCGAAATGCTGAAGTTACATTGTGATGCTGTTCATAACATTCTTACCGCTGAAAAGATTGATGTATTTAAGATGCACGAATTAAACGAAAGGTTGAAAGAAAGACTGGACTTTGTTATTTCCGGGGACACCATTTGGAAATTAGCTTCAGTAGTTTTTTTTGATGAAGCCGAAAACCCTTACGATTACGATTATAAATATGGAATAAAAAAGATACAGGAATGGAAGAAAGAGCAGGATGTGTCCGCTTTTTTTTTCAATACGCCTATCAACAAACTAATTCCCTCATTAACTTTATCAGAAAGCGATTTGAGAACCTATATTCAGGTGGGGGAAAAAGTAACCAGGGAACAATTAAACCAGATATATCAGTTCACTTCCAAGAACAAAGTGAACAACGATTTATACAAAATATCAGAGTTGCTGAACTCAGCAAGCCATTAGGAGTACCGTTTCAAAGTTTAACGATGTTGGAATGGCACTTATTGAGAGAAGAAATAGAGATTAAAGCCGCACCACACGGATTTAACTAATGGCAGTAGATAAAGTAGTCATAGAGATAGTAGGTGACGCAAGCAAGATAGACCCTATTGCGGATGCCATGATTAAGATGGGTATGCTCGACAAGAAGAACGCAGAGCAGTTCAAAAAAAACAATGCCGAATTTATAAAGCAGCAGTTGGATGCCAAGAAGGCGGAAGAGGCAACAGCCAATCAAATTGTCGCGGACGGTAAAAAGGTACAGGAAACAATAAAGAACACCACTAAGGCAACAACAAACTGGACTGATAGCCTTAAATCATTGGTTCCTGCAATTACAGCCGCTTTCGCAGTTCAACAGGTAGTAGCATTCGGCAAAGCATCATTTCAGGCATTTATAGAAGCGGAAAGGGGTGAAAAACTTTTATTCAATGCGTTAAACCGGAACACAGAAGCATTTAACCGATTAAAGAAAGCAGCATCCGATTATCAAAAGACAACCGTTTTTGATGACGAAACAACGATGGCTGCTCAGACCTTCCTTGCCACTCAGGGGCGAACGGAGGAACAGAT